CTGGAATATCTTCAAAAGATTGAGTAAAACCGCTAGCTGATAGAAATTCATCAAATGACTTGCAGTTAGTATGTTTAGACATAAAGTCGCTGGTAAAGAGTTCATCAAAACTAAGGCTATCAGTTTTACTTAAATTAGAAACATTATTTTCAATTTTTGAAAGATGATTTTTTAGTTCATCAAATCCATTAATTTCAAACCCCACGAAATCACCCCCTTTCAAGGTGATTATACCAATTATAAAGGAAAGATGAAATAGGAGGGAATATTAATGTTGGTAATTGCAATTGAAGCAAATATAGACAAAATGAAAGACGAAAAATTTATTAAAGTATATGAACGAGTACATAAAGCGAAGGATGAAGTAGAGCAAGGAATTAAAGAGTTAGGAGAACTAGGAATAAAAGTTAACGTGGATTGGTTAGATATAAGACGTGATTAGAAGGAGTAGTAGGAATGGAAAGTGTTCAACCAAAATATGTGCCTATTAGCACATTAGCTAAGCTATGGGGGCGCAGCAAAATGTATATCTATAGAAGAATAGATATGATCCGCAATGAAGGTAGATTTAATGAAATCTGTATACAACTAGGACCACAACAAACGCTGGTACATGTAGAAAAATTTGAAGCATGGATGAAAGGGCAACACATGAAGTGGCTAAAGGGGGCATAAGAGATGAACATTATAAATTTAATAACAACATTGCAATGGTGCCTGGCTATATTGGGGTTAGGACTATATGGAGGAATTGAGCAAGCAGAAGGCTGGCAAATATTAATCAATATAGTATTAACAATAACAACTGGCATCACAATTTGGATGTTAGGCAAGGTTAAGGAGGTGATAAAACATGAAAGACAAAAAAGAAAAAGCACTAGATCTACTAAAAACATATTTAATGTTTGATGATGAAGAAATGCAAGTTTTAAGGGAACGAATTACATCAATTAGCGTAAGCAATAAAAGCGCAAGTTTAGACTTTACTATTCTTGCTAATGGATGCGCTATTTTTGTTAAGCGAAAGACAGGGGAATATGTATTACGCATAACAGGTAAAGGCCCAATTAAAGAGTACAAGGTACATCTTGCATTAACGGCAAGAGAAATATTGTTTGATGTGGTGACTTGTAATGAGTAAACACTGCAGCATATGTGATGAGTGCAATAAAAAAAGCCATGCCTACATACACTGTAGACAGGCTAAAGGGATTATATGTATGGAACATTGCGATGCATGCCAATATTTAGAGATTGAACAAGGTGACATGCATTGCAATTATCCTAGACAAAAAGAAAAGGCCACTAATTAAAGTAGCCTAATCAAGCACGTAATTACGCACCAAACCTAACGTAATTATATCACACATGGGCATGAAAGACTAGAGAAAAGCTTATTTCAAGGCTTTTCTTATTAACTAGATATAAAGTATTAACAAATCAACCATGGGGTAATTACAATGAGGAAGCGTAAAAAAGTCATATCTAAAAACATGATAGAAGTACTTGATTATCACACATCAAGAACATATAGAAAGAATGGCAAGCGTGTAAAAAAGAAAAGCATCACACCAGAAACGCAGAAAAAGCAAAATGAAAAACAAGCGGAAGCAATGCTGCGCATGTTGATTGATAATAACTTCACTACAAATGATTGTTATCTCACATTAACTTACAAAGAACAGCCTGCAACATGGGAAGATGCAAAGAAAGATATTCAGAATTTTATAAGACGGCTTAAACGTAGATATAAAAAACTGGATAAAGAATTGAAATACATTTACATAGCGGAGGGAAAAACAAGAATACATTTCCACATGATCATCAACAATGCAGAACTATATTCGGATGAACTGAATGAACTTTGGCCACATGGCATGAATAAGTTGATGTTGTATCAAGGAAGAGCAGAAGATGCAGTGAGATTAGCAAGCTACTTTGTAAAAGAAAAAAGAAGTGCATGCTATTCAGACAAAGAAGATGCATTTAAGCGCAGGTGGAATAGTAGCAAAAACTTAGAAAAGCCAAAAGTAAAAACAGAAATATTGAAGCCGAGCGAATGGAGAGATTACATCCAACCGCCAAAAGGCTATTACGTGGAAACAGATAGTGTAGTTGAAGCTGTATCTGATGAAGGTTATCCTTACAGATTTTACAGACTAATAAGAATTGAGGAGGTAAAACATGGCACTACTAGGAATAGGCATTGTGATAGGAGCAATGCTAGGAGTATCAATAATGGCATTATGCGTAATTAGTAAAGAATGTGAGAAATGGGAGGATGAAGTAAATGATAAACGTAAATGAAGTATTTTTGAGCGGTAACGTAGTAGCAGATGCAGAACTACGATACACAAAAACAGGGAAGCCAGTACTCACATTTAGAATGGCAACCAACAAATATGTGAATGAGCAACAAAGTACACAATATCACAACATTGTATGCTGGGTTGATGCGGAAAAATACAGTGGATTAAAGAAAGGTGATTTTGTATCAGTAAATGGTGAATTAAGAACTAGATCATATGAAAAAGACGGAGGGAAAAGATACATTACAGAGATTGTGGCCAAAGTCCTTACATATGGATTGAAAGAAAATGAAAGTAACACAAGCAATTTTGAAAATGGGTTTGTAGATGATGAAAATATCCCATTCTAGGAGGAAATAAATGCGAAGAGGCAGACCAAGAAAGATATGTAGCCACTCATTTGGACCAGCAAAAAGCGGTGCGTTATGGGTAAAAGCATCATGTCCCAAAGGGAAAACATCAATTAAAGTATTCAAAGGCAAGACAGCAGGCACTTTACATTGGCTGAAAAAAGAAGAATGTGAAGACTGTCCTGCATATAGTCCAACAAAGGTTTATGCAAAATAGGAGGAAACAACATGCAAAACGCAAGCATGGCAGGTGTACCGATGAATTGCATAAATTGGTTAGCACTAGGTGCAGTAGTATACGGTGCAATGGAAAAGAAAAAAGCATTAAGAGTATTAGGCCTAAAAGAGCAATATAAAACGATTGATGTAATTAAATACGATGAAGTAATGGCATTGGTTAATAAAGGGGTAAGCTACAAAGAAATAGCAGAAGGATTAGGAGTAAGTTTAACATCATTTAAAAATAGATGTAAAGAACTAGGGATAAAGTCTAAAAGAGGTAGAAAACGCAACAGACATTGATGCGGAAACACTAGATGGCAGACCATGAACCATGTAACAACACTATTTAACAGCAATGAGTTTGGGGAACTTAGAACAATCATTATTGAAAATGAAGTGTACTTTGTGGCCAAGAGCGTAGCAACTGCACTTGGCTATAAAGATACTGCAGATGCAATAAGAAAACATATTGATGAAGAAGATAAGCTGCGTTGGCAAATTGCCGACACAGGTCAGAAGAGAGAAACATATTTAATCAATGAGTCTGGACTATATTCCTTGATACTGAAATCAAAGATGCCAAGCGCTAAGAAATTCAAACGCTGGGTAACTAGCGAAGTACTTCCACAAATTAGAAAAACTGGTAGTTATGATCTACACATTCCAAAGACACTACCAGAAGCATTGAGGCTATATGCAGATGAAGTGGAGGCACACAACCAATCTAAGGCAATCATTGAGCAACAGAAACAACAGATTGCGGAGTATGAACCAAAGGTTGATTACGTAGATAAAATTTTAAGTTCTACAAATGCAGTGACTGTAACGCAGATTGCTGCGGATTATGGACTTAGTGCTAAAGCATTAAACAAGATACTTCATGATGCTCATATTCAACGCAGCGTAAATGGTCAATGGATTTTGTATAGCGATTTAATGCGTAAGGGATATACAAAGACTAAGACACACACGTACATGACTACAGACGGTAGATTGGAGTGCAAAGCATCTACACGTTGGACACAAAAGGGAAGATTGATGATACACGAGTTACTAAAGAAGTTGGGCATCAATGCAGTGTGTGAGGAGGTAGCATGAAGCCATTAATATATAAAGGCCTAAGAAAGAATGTAAACAGGTCAGAATGGGTTAGTAGTGATGAAATAAAGCAAAGCTACACACAAATTAGATTATTAGCAGTAGAAAATGATACATATGCATGGGTACCAATTGAGGACGGAACACTATGCAGAGGAAGCGAAGCAAAAGACAATGCAGGGCAAAGAATATACGAAAAGGACCATATTGAGTTTGATTGCAAATCAGTACAAGATACTCCATTGGTAGCGGAAGTATATTACAGCGTTGATAAATTCCAATGGAGATGCAAAGCAATTAACCAGCAAAACAGAACACAACGTGATGCGGTATTAGATTTTGATTTAGCCTTTGTGTTGAATAATGGGAAAGTAAAAGTAATAGGCAACAGGTTAGAGGGATATGAGCATGAATGATAGATTTAGAAATTTAAAGAAAGCACATGATCATATTGTAAAAGGGCGCTCAAAAGAAGTTAGAAAAGTATTTATACCGCATTGGGGGTATGTATTTGTATCATCTGATGCATTGATAAAAGCAAGAATACGAAGAGACGAATTAAAGGGGAACAAATTATTTAATCAATGGGCAAGGAGTTATTATGAAAACACCATGCAGGGAGTGCAAATTTAGAGAAGTAGGGTGCCACAGTAAATGTGAAAGCTACATTCAATGGAGAACGCAGCTAGATAAATATAATGAGCAGAAGAACATGCAAGGAGATGCATACAAATATATTGGGGATAACGTAAGAACCATTAGACACAGAATGAGAAAGCTAAAAGGATATAGCTGCACTGTGAGGGACTAACAATGAAATTAGATTTATGGGTAAGGCTAAACATAACAATGGCTGATGATAATAAAGTAAGTGGGTGGACACAGATATATGGGAAACATGAGTTAGCCATATATAAAAAGCCTTTCAAAGAATTGAAGCCAATTGTTAATGATCACATAGAAAAAATGAACTGGCTAACTATTTGTAATAGGTGGGGTGAAACAAACCAAGTAATAGAAATTAATGC